GAGCAAGCTACGGCGCGGAGGATGGGCTTGCGCCTGTCCGATGTTCCGCAGTCTGTGTGGGAATTGGTTCCTTTCTCCTTTGTGGTTGATAGGTTTGTCGACATTGGTGTATGGCTTAAGGCCGTTACACCGAAACCCGGCGTGACTGTGCTCGGATCGTGGACCTCACAGCTCGATTATCAATTAAACTTCCACACAATTGTGGATTCATATATTGATGTCGTGCTGAGTGGTGTTACGACGAGAGTGCATGCTTCGGGCGGGACGTATTCTGAAGAAATTCAGGCAATTTCTCGGACGCCTAATCCTCCGCTACCCCTCCTCCCCACGGTTAACTACCGTGATCTCAACCTGGAACAGCAAATCGATCATGTGGCTTTGACTATCGCCATTTTGACCGGTCTTAAAGTTCCTAAATCCTGAAAGGGTATCATGAGTCTGAAGACCATGAGTATTAACATCGGTGGAACGCTTGCCAACACCGGTGGGACCGCCAAAGTCTTCGCAGACGATGGAGTCACCATCCCAAACGGGGTGCATTTGACTGTCCCTGCGACAGCGGATTTTCGCGTTCGTGAGAGCGCGACGTTCCGTTATCGGCCAGCTGCTATCCAAGCGGATGGTTCCTACTCACGCCAGAATAACACAGCTTCGGTTACCGTACCGAAGTTGCTGGCGTCGGGAGTGTATGTCAACAACGTGATTCGCATCACGTTCGACGTTCACCCGGAATCAACTGCGACAGAAGCCCTGGATCTCCGTAAGCTTGCAGCACAGATGCTGTTCGATGCGGACACGGATAACTTCTGGATCGCCGGGTCCCTGTCGTAAGACGGGCCTGACGTGTGGAAGTCTTTGTTAAGGCAGTTGTTGCCCTGGTTTTTGCAGGTGTGTTGGCGATTATGTCAATACGTCTTGCGAAAGCCCTCGGTGACGAAGGCCTCCAAAGCTCCCCCTCTTCGCAAGAAGAGTGCCGGAAGCCAAGTGCAGAGGGTCAGGCGTAAAGTCTGATTCTCCTTTCTCATCTGGAAACTAGGAGAAAACGTGAAACCATCTCTCCAGCCAACGCTGGTATACGACGATTTCGCTTGGAAACTTGCGAGTTGTCTTCTCGAAGACTTTAAACCCTTTGTCCCAGACAGCTTTTATCACACAGCTTGCGAGGCTTTTGCTTCGCGTAAGGTGGAGCTTGTCAGGGCATTGGCGTGCGGCGATGTGGATTCTTATAACCCATACGCCTTGAAAACGACGCGGCAGATCACTGATCTGTTCAAGAAGTTTTCTTTCTCTCAAGACCTCTACACTCCGGCTCAGCTCCGAGACGATTCCGTGAAGAAATTCATGGATAATCAAGAGCGGCTGTTGAACTTTGAGTTCCCTGACGATCCGACTGTGAAGTCGATCGTCTTCGGAGCGAAAGGGTATGCAGACCAGATATTGGGTGATTTCACCCACCTGGAAATCTGTGAGAGAGCCACGTTCGGCAAAAAGTCGTCCGTTGGAATTCCCATGCGACAAGCCTGTGAAGGCTCACGTTATGAGGCTCCTATAACGGGTTCGCGAGAGCATATCGACTGGTTTGACAAGTACTACGGTATTTGGAACCGTCCTGCGCATGGGTACGCGCAGGCGAGGGCAGTGCTTCTTAAAAAGCCACCCTACCGGTTGGTCGACTCGCTCGAGGCTGTTCTTGTCGATAAGACCTGGAAATCACTTCGAATGATCATGCCCAATACCACGCTTGGAACACTGTATTCAAGCGGGTTAGGCAGAACTATCGAAGATCGTCTCAGATCGCACAACTATGACATCAAGCACCTTCAACCAGTGCACGGTGAATTAGCGCGATTTGGGTCGCTCACGGGTTCACTCGTGACGGCTGATCAGTCAATGGCCAGTGATAATATCACTGTTCAACTGGTCGACGCGATCCTACCGAGACCATGGGCTAGCGCCCTGAAGTTCGGTAGGATAGAAGGAATGGCCCTTTATGGTCAGAGGTTGGCAACGCCAACTTTCGCCACGATGGGTATTGGTTTTACATTCCCTCTCCAGACTCTTATTTTTCTCTGTCTTCTTCTGTCGATACGGGACCACTGCAAGCTCGACGAGCAAACGGTAGTTTCAGTTTTTGGCGATGATCTGATCTATGCGACCGAGATGCATCAAGTTGTTTGTGATGTGT